ATGAGTCAAGAAGATCGCGCGCAGGAGCAGGAAATCATGGAGTGGGAGCGCAACAACAAGGTACGCTCCCAAAAAACGTATAGCCCGACCGATGCGGGCTATGGACCGGAGTGGTGTGAGGAATGCGGCGCCGTCATGCCGGAACTGCGTCGCATCGACGGGCGCAGGCTCTGCACAGCGTGTCAAACCATGCAAGAAAAACAACGTCGATAACTATTTTCGCATGGCGTCCGCTGACCGTCGTTTCCTTGCACTGCGAACCGACCGCCAGTGGAACCAAAGCAGCAACAAGACCATTAGGCGAAGGTACTCATTGCATCGAGGGTACCCTTGTAGCCCGCCCAAAACAGCGTATTTCTGATATCAAGAGACATATTGCGATCCAGGCCGTTGGCATAGCCGGTTTCGATCAAGGCGAAGTGCGCTCCCTCTTGCTTATCCAGATCGACGCGGGTGTTTTCGTTCGCGGCGAGCAGCATGTTGACGTCGCGCGCCAGCAAATCGACCACGGAGAAGGAACGTCCCTTCGACAATGGCGCCATGGTCGAGACCAACTGGATGCCGATGCGCGGCACCGCGTCGACCACCAGTTTGTCGGCCGGAATATTGTTGACCAGCCCGCCATCCTGCAATATCGCCCCCTGAAAGGGCACGGCCGCATACACTGCCGGAATGCACGCCGAACAGCGCGCGGCAAAGGCGACCGACGTCGTTCCAGTCGTCGTTTTGCTGAACTCGAAGCCTGTCTCCGTGACCGCATCTGACGCCATGATCGTCAACGGCGTTGTTAATTCATTGAACGTGGCGCCGAAAGTCTGATTCTTCAGCCAGTCCAGCAACGCATTTCCCGAACAGTATCCCCTACCGCGCAACGCCGGCCATGGACTGAAAGTCAGCATGTCGGACCAGTCACGATGCAATGTTAGCTCCTTCATCGCATCGAGATCCATGCCGCATGCCGCCAGGACCGCGACGATGGAGCCGCCCGACGTCCCAGCGTATTCGATCGGCGTGAATCCCGCATCGCGGATGGCCAGCAGCGCGCCGACATGGGCGGGAAACCGGAACCCCGACCCGGAAAGCGCAACCCGGATCGGCCTCATTACGCCCCCGCAGCAACGGTTGCAACGGCCACTGCCGCAGCCGGCTGGGCCGACAAGCTCGTGTCCGGGGCTGGCAAGGTGGCTTGGGCGACTGGCGCCGCAAACGCTGGATCGCCCGCCGCCTTATAGCTCGCGACCATCGCATTGATTGCGCCGGTCAATGCCGGCGCAATGGCCATGTAGCTCACTTGCGCTTCTTGCGCGGCGCCGATTGCGCCCTCTACCGTTCCCAACACAACATTCAACTTGGTATTGCCGGCAGCAGTCGGGATCGCGGCTTGCACCTGGCGCACGCCAACGTCCAGCACTTTCAAGAAATTGAAAGCCAGTTCAAGGTCATTTAAAAAATTCAGCAAAGGCATACTCCTAATCGTCGTAATTGCAGGTGATAAAAGAGATCGATTCGATCTCCGCAAATTGTTGTCGGACGGTAAGCCGCCCAGTTTGGGATTCCGGGGCGCCATCGGGTGGTGTCCAGGTGTGGACGATGAAATCCGGTCGGCAAGACACATTGACGCATCCGGCGCACAGCAAGGCGATGAGGACGCTAAGGCCCCGCATCGCCGCCGTCGTTTTTTGCGGTCAGTGACCCCTCCGGCTGCATATCGCGCACCACGATCAGGATCGTGCCGCCGGCCATCGCCATGTTCAGGTGCAAGAAACCGCCAAGCTGGGTCCGGTCCACCAATACGGCAATCGCGCCCCACGCGACATAACCGACCGTGGCAATAGCGATCTGGCAAGCCGTTTTGACGTCGATCCTCATGCGGTCGCCACGTCGTATTGCGTCAGGTTGTGCGTATGGATCACGTCGGCGATCTTGGCAAGGTAATCGGGATCGGTGCAATACCCGGCCTTGACGATGGCCGCCGCAAACGCCAACGCATTGCCCCGCACCAGCACCGCCGCTGCGTAGCGCGGATTGATGCGGAAAAACGCCGCATGATCGTCCAGGCAAGCCTGCCAGGTTGGATATTTACGCCACTTCGCGGCAACGATTACCCAATTACCGTCCAGGAACTCCTCGGTCGGAATGCTGACGGTCTCGCCCAGCCAGGACGGGTCGGCCTTAACCCCGAACAGGTTCATCGCGGACAGGGCAAGGCCTGACTTATCCCAGCCCGACTCCAGCGCGCCCTGGGCGATCACGAATGCAGCCGAGATGCCGGTCAGCTTGGCCGATGCGACCGCCGCCGGGGCAATCGCTGCAATAAAATCTTCTGGTGTCACGCTTTTACTCCTTCTTTTGCTCCCGCTTTTACTTCAAGCCTGGCCGTCAGTTCGTCCGGCGAATAGACAAATCCGGGTTTGCGGGGAAATGCCTGAAATACCCATAAAGGGAAACTTGCGCCGTGGATGCCGTGGCCCTTGGCGCGGTGAAATTTTTGATGCAGCACCAGCATGTTGGCCGCGCTATCCACGAAAATTTCCGGGTGATCGGGGTCGAACGATGTCCAGTCGAAGCCACGCGCCACGGTCAACGCCAGCAGCATGCCGGTCAGGGATTTGGAGACGGGAAAGGTTTCGCCGGTCGGCAAATCCGTCTCGATATCCAGTACAGGTAATTCCTTGATCTCGCCCAGCGCGATGTCCTTCACCATCACCCAATCGACGCCCTCGGTAAATGCGTCTTCGCACAGGACGTGGTGGTACTCGATCCCCATCGCCTGACCACTGATCGCGCACACGTCGCCGTGCCGATGGCCGTCGCGCTTGGTCTTCTCGAAAGTCCGGGTGGCCACACGCGTGTGATCGGGGTAATACACCTCTTCGGCAATCGTCGCCTTGAACAGGTGCTCATGTTTCGGGTCGTTCATGGCAGGCGCACCCCGTAGCGCTCCAGCGCGACGCCGATGGCAATGGCGATGATCAATTTGAGGACGTCGTACAGCACCAGCCCGGTAATCTTCTTTTGCTCCGATTCGTGCGCGTCGAATTTTTCGGAGAGCTTCTTTTGCGCATCCTTGACGTTCGCCAGATCGTGTTCGAGCAAACCGATGCGCTGGTTGCTGCGCACCAGGTCCTCATAGGCGTTCGCCATGCGTTTGATGTCGTTCGCCATCTGTTCGATGAACGAATCGAAGCCCTTGACGCGTTCGTCGAGTCGGGCAACTGCTACATCGAGGTTTTCCGTACCCATGTTTTATTATGTGGAGGTTGATTTGCCTTCATGCTGGCGTCACGACCTGGGCGGCGCGCTACTGGAGCCGCAGCAATGCGGTCGAGGATGTGTTGGTGGGCATGAGAATGGTGAACGTCCCGGCGGTCACGGTCTGCAAACCGCCGAAACTGCCGATGTAAGCGGCGCGCGTGCCGTTCGTGTTGTTGTACATGAGGCAGCCGGAAGTCGAGAACGATGCCGAGGTCCACGTCGGGTTCACGCCCGGCGTAGTGAACGCCACGGTGCCGCTGACACTCGGCGTCATATTATTGGCCGCCGTGATATCGAACCCGCCCTGCGTATAGCCGGTTGCGGTCGGCAACTCGTCAGTTCCCATGTTGGCAACTGTCGGCGCTCCCGAACCTGCCCCGTAATTAGTGGTCGCCGCACCATAGGTGCCGGTCGGGGAAGCAATGCCGAGCGCCACCCGATAGTCGTTGCCGGTGGTGGTCGTAAAATTGTGCAATGCCTGCATCAGCTCCGATTTGAAGCTGGTCGGCATGGCGGTGGTGAACCCGGCCATCTCATGCTCCTAGATTGTGAACGGCGCGGAACTGGATGGATTCGGGGGCGCCCGGATTGCGATCGGCATGCCAACTGCGCTCGATATGCATCGAGGTCGCAAAATGCTGTTTCAACAAGGCATACAGATAGTCGGCCGTATCGGCGGCATTGCACTCTGCCTCCCACGGGGTGCCTTGTGCGGCTGCGATGATTTGCGCGACGACTTGATCGAGAGATAGGTGATGCGCCGGGTCGAGCGGCGCCAGCAAGCGCGGGTGACCAACGGTTTGCAGGGCGCTGCGCTCGCCGACCTGAACCGCCGTGTGGTGGGCCGTCAACAGATCGATGATGGCCGCTTGCAACTTGATCGCCGCACCACGTTTTTCACCAGCGATGTGATCCGCGATATCAACGATATGCGAGGCCGTGGCCTCGGCCCACTTGTCTGCACTATGGGGGCCGCCATTCGTGACTAAGATTCCGGTAGACATGCTTTCTCCATTCAACACATATCGAAGCGTGAATCATGGAGTCACGAATAGCATTCCAAGTCCAAGCGACTTACACCGTCAGGACATTCATGCTGCCGGTGGTAATGATGGCGCCACACCCGGCACGGTCACCGGCCTTAATGAAACCCTTGCCACCGCTGGTATTGCGCGACGATGAAATCAGTTGCGTGTCGCCATGACCTTCGATGGGACAACGGTGATAATCTCCCTCGACCGCCACCGCAATGCCGTTGGCAACGATGTTATTGCCGGAGGCCGAGATAATGGTCCCGCCGTGCGTGCTTTGCTCGCCCAGCCGCGCCAGGCTGATGCTGACGGTCATGCTCATATCAAGTCCCTGTCATGGAAACGATGGAAGAAATTAACGCTGGCTGCGGTTGATGCAGCTCCACGATATTGGCCGATGTCCGTACCGATATGCCGGCTGACACAATGGTGGCATTGCTGTTGATCAGTCCGGCCAGCGCGCTGGCAACCTGGGATAAGGTCTGCCCGGACCCGATCGTGACGGCAACACTCGGCAACCCGGCAAATGTCACCGTGACCGTTCCACCCGGCACGGGTGAGCCCCAAAGACCAAAGGCCGACGACGGACTTAATGAAAACAGTGTTCCAGGAGCGCCCGACGCAGCACTCCCAGTCAAGCCGGTACTTGGGTCGAACATACTAGCCAAGCCGAACGCACTGTCGGATGAAACACCGGGTGACAGCAAGAAAATGCTGTCGACGAATGCCCCAGCGGAGCCAGTCGCCGCCACCGGCCCAAGCGGAACCGGGAAGGTAGCAGCAATCTCCCCGAGCAGCGCGGTAGCGGCCACACCGGGCGCATCCAGCATCAGGCTTAGGGAAGATGGCGAAACGGCGGTAATTGCCGCCACACCAGGCCCGTTAGCGGACGGGTTGGCGGTTACGGCTCCGGCCGCACCGATCGCCTCCACACTGTTGTTGACGATCATCACTGCCGGGCCACACACGCCGACGCCGGCGACACCACTAAACCAGGACTCTGGCGGCGCATCGATCACGAGGGAGGCATCGCCGAGTGTCCATAAACCCAACACGCCATCGCTGGTGATAGGGAAAGCACCGATGGCAATGGCGACCATCGGCGTAATGGGCGCGATGGCCGTGACGGTTGATGCGCCAGCAATCGCCACGTTCAATGTGCCGGCCAACTCGCCGATCGCGCTAGTACTGGCGGCACCGACTGCGTTATCACTGAGTGAGAGCGCTACCGATCCGACCGAAGCAGAAGCGGAAACAGACGGTACCGGGACGCTGCTCGATGGCGTAAAAACACCAACTGCACTCGCGGAGGTGATCCCGGAAAATTGCCAGAATTGGCTGAGAGAAAGCACGCCGACCGCACCCGTCGCGACGCCCGAACCGGCTCCGATTGACGCGTTGTTGCCGGACAATGCACCAGCGGTCGCCGACGAGGCGACGCCGACGAGCACGCCATCGGCAATCGACGTGCCGTCTGTCCCGAGCGCGGCGGTCCCGAGCGGGTAAAGCCCAAGCACGCGTCAGTCCCGTTTAGGTAAAGTACAGTTTGACGGTCGTCAGTTGCTCTTGTGCGGTCGGCAGTGTTGTCAATACTGTATTGGCAAGCGCAGCCGTCAACCCCGCAATCGGTGTCGAGATGGTGCCCAGGCCAAGAATCGTGGCACCGGCAGCATAGTTGACTGCATCAATCACATCTTGGCGTTGCAGATCAACCCATTTTCGCAACGCAATGTTCTTGAACATCGCGACAATGATGACGTCGGTACTCGTCAATATAGCCAACGCCACCGCCGATCCAAAGCGATCAAGAAAGTCGCCTTGGTCCATGTACCAGAGATACACGGGTGGCAGAGGCGCCGGCGGCGCGACATACTGCGCCGGATCAGTGGTGGTGAACATGATTAATCCTTTGTTTGGTAGCGAAGCTGCGTGTAGGCGTACGATGTCTCAAGGTTGTCGTACCGATTGAAGCCAAATTCATTGCGAAAGGACCAATTGGCAGACCTGTTCATTGCATACAAGGAGCCCGAGGTATTGTCAAACGTACCGATAACAAGATAGGACGAACTTGATGACATCACATACCCTGCCTGTGGCATGAAGATGCCATCAAAGCTCATCAGGAGAGGCACCATCATCGCGTACGTGCTACTGGAGCCGCCGATTAAATAGGCAAAATTGATGGAATTCATCAGGAAGACAGACTGCCGCGTGTTCTCTATTTTCGTAACGGAGTAATTTTGCAGACCATTCCACATTGGCCCATAGTTGACTGGCGGACTTTTGTAGGCAGGCGCACCGCTGGTGTAACTAAGCGACGTGTCCGCCAGGCTGGTGCTTGTCACTGCACAGGTGAGTTGACTTGGCAGGCGCGGGTAGATCAAATCGAAATCTGCTATCGCATACAACAGCGTTGGTGTGACGAATATGGATGCCCCGTTTTCGCTGAGAGCGCCGACGGCACCAATAGCGCCGGTCGTGCCGAGCGGACTTGACAGCTTGGCGCTTTTGACCGCAACAGTGACGGATGCGCCCTTTGCCGCGCCAGTGACCGCCACCCCGATCTCGACGCCGTACGCAAACGTATTATCCAGGGACTCCTCGGCAGTAGTCCAATATCCGGTCGCATACGCGTTGGTAGATGAGGCGATGGTCGGGAAAAACATCGGAATATAAGCGACCCCGGCTGGTACGCCATTCGACGCGTAGCCCCAGCCGCCTGCGGTTGGACTAGCGTAAGCGGCCCCTTGCAAGGGGGTGTACGCTTTGGAATACGCGACGATACCATTAGGCGTGATAGCCGTGCCCGTGAAGGGAATCTTTAAGTGACAATTCGCTTCAATGTAATAGAAATTATAGCCGTCGTAATAGGAGTGTGCGCCGGAGCCGCAGCGCGACAACGATGTGATGGGTGTGGGGGTTGATACGAAGCTGTTGTTTGATCCAAGAATCGGGACCACATTGCCGATCGTCAAGGTTTTTGTGCCCGGCGCGTAGGTGATCAGGGTGAGCGCACCCGCAACAACGCCACCAGGCGTTCCAGCGAAGCGCTGGTAGAGGACGATCTGGTTATTGGCGTTGAGAGCCGAGAAAATGAACCCGCTGCCGTCCCGCCCGGTGTAGGCCGCCTGCGCGGCTGTCAGCGCATAGGTGGCATTGATCGTGAAGGTAAGACCTGACGTATTCAGGGTCACCACATACATCGTGCCGTAGTTGCCGATATCCGATCGGAAATACAGGAATGTGCCCGTATTTCCCAACGGGATCAGATCGACGTTCGACGTTGAGCCGCCGGCAGCAATGCCCAGCGTGGCGACAGGTTGATTCGTGCCTATCGTAATCGCACCAGCGCTGGTAACGGAGAAAGCCTGAAGACCACCGATGGTAGCGCCACTGGAGACGCCATACCCGTTCTGCACTTTGATAAAAGGTATGTTATACGCGTAGGCGCTCGGCACCAGATCGGCATACGTGATCATGGCGCCGGTCGAACCGTTGCACGTGACGATTTCCGCATTCGCGCCGCTGCCTGCAAGTACCATCCATACGTCGCTTGCGCCGCCGTTATCGACTATTTTTACCGGCTGTGACGGGTATATTTGATAGCCGGAGGCAACAAAGTAGCCGTTGTTTGCTCCGATCGCCGAAACAGAAAAGACCGTGTTATTCAGATTACCATTTGTACGACTAATCCTCGTCCAGTACGGGTAAGAGGATGACCCGTTGGAGCCGTCGAGATACCCATAGAGCGAATCTGTCTCTGCGTCATAGACGAAATCGCGATTGGTATAGGTGGCGGGGAATTCCATCTTGCCATATCCGGCGAGATAGGGAGCATTCTGCGAGTTCTTTGTATAGGTATTCCCGGATGTGGTATTGGTAACCGGGTAGTTTGCGCGATACAGCGGCGCGCTGACATTGCCATCGTAGCCGAGCAGGACCGCATCGCCTGGATTGATCGTCCGGAACCCGGTATTGGTGAAGGTAAGGAGCGTGTTCGCGCTACCGAAAAGCTGACTTGATCTCATGAAACGGACCATCCCATTATTGTGTCGACATAGGTGAAGACCCTTGTCTCATTGTTCAAATCACAGATATACGGGCCGACAACGCCGTTGATCGGGGCGCCGTTCCCCAGAACCGACAGATTGTTCACTGCAAACGTGCCGCTATAGTCATGCACCGTGACTTGCCATTTCGGCTTCGGATTTGCCGGCAGGGCGACGTTAAAGCCGCCATTGGCGGTATTGGCTTCAACCAGGTCATTGTTGCTTGCCGTGTAATTGCCGGTTGCCGTGACCAGATTTTGCGGAACCGCGATGTCCTCGGCCAGGAGAGTCAACACGACGATCGCCGACCCGCTCAAATTGATCGCCGCGCCACCATTGGTGGAGGCAATGGGCATGCGCGACAAGGTCGTGCCGGACGCCGAATAGACGCCATGCCCAGCCTCACTGGCAAGCGAGACAGGATCGAAGATCCCGTACGACACCGTTTCCTGATCGACGACGCCACCGAGCGCAAAGGACAGAAAGCCGTTGACAGCTGCACCCAGCGTGATCGTGCCGGTACCGGTTGTCGCGGTGCCCACTTTAACGAGATCGTGGAAAGCCATGCCTGCCTAGGGCGTCGGGTTAAGAATGGCCGCAACCCGGTCCACCGTGATCGCCGTAATTTTGCCGGCGCAATAGTTCACGCCGGCCACGATCTGCGGATCGTTCAGCACCACGGACTTCGCATGGTTCAGCATGTTCATGAAATCCGCTGCCTCCATATCGGTTTTCGCCAATGTCAGGATCGCGATCCGCTCCGGTTGAAGGAAGCGATTCAAAAAATCGAATGACGTCATTGGTACGTAGAGCGACGACGGGTAGCCGGTAATCAGCGAGATGCCGTCCAGCTTCTGCACCCATTGGCCGTGCCAGATCCATACGTCAGCCGGCTGCGCGGTTGCTGGTAGGGGCATGAGGGTGGCGCTTATCGGACAAGTGCCATCGACGCAGGGCACTGAGCCGGTATATTGGCGGGTCGTCGCGTCGTATTGGTAAGCAGTGGAAGTCATCGGTAGAGTAGCAATCGTAACAATCAGATTTTCATGAACATCGAGGTGCCGGCACCAGCGGTCGAAGTCAGGTTCGGCAACTGCGCCGCATAGAGCGGGTTAAATTCCGGGATGAGGCTCAAGGATCCAGCTAAAATGCCGGTTCCGAAGGCATTCACGTTGAACATGTCAACGCAAATATCCTCCGTCTGGAAACTTTGCTGGACCAGTGGCACTGTGGTCGGGTTATAAATGAAAGCGACAGTCGAGGTGTTTCGTCCGTATACGATCCCGCCACCCATGATGGAATTCTCTTCAGAGCTACACACTGCCCACAGGGTCGGGGAGATTTCGAGTATGCGCGCGCCGAAACCGGAGGGAGCGAAACCTTGATTCATTGCACTGGTGTAATACAAGGTCCAATTGACGCCGTCTGGTGAGGAATAATAGGCGTTCACGCCACCAGTCAACGCGATCCCATACAGGGTGCCGCCGATATTTTCCATGGCGATGAACTGCATGTCGGCTCTCTTCGTCCAATTGGTGAAATTGGCCGAGGTGTACACCACCCCAAAAATCAGCGCGACATAATTGGTACCGACGTATGACAGCTTATAGTTCCAGAAACTGGTGATCGCATTGGCGGCCGCGTTAATCGGCGGCGTTGGACACAACATGCTTCCAGTGAATGCATTGTCGATCACGTTGATTGCGGTCTTCGTATTTCCAACGCCAACCTTCCAGGCAGAGAATGTATAGGGCGCTCCACCGCTTCCAGTCGCCAAAGACACTCCCCCAACCTCCCCAGTGGTAAGGACGTTCAACAACGATTGATAGGCGCTGCCGCCGATATTATTGGTGTCATAGCACCATTGGGTGCCGTTATAGAAGATGCAATTATTGCAGCCGCCCTGCAATGCGACGACGATTGAAGCAGAAGACACCATTTGCGAAGGGCCATAAATCGGCGCTCCGCCACCGTAGGTATATGCCTGCGTCCAGGCGGTCAGGTTGGTGCTGCTATAGACGTAATCTTGACCAGATTCACCTGTCGTGCCGGCAACCAGGGCGTAATAGGTTGCGCCGAGTTTTGCGATCCCACAACACCAAGTGCCGGCGACAGCATTGATTTGACCATTGGTCCAATTAACGAGATCGCTGGAGAAGGAAATCGCCGCCCCGTCGACGCCGGTACTCGCAGATGTAAATCCGCATAGGATGTGATAGGGTCCAATCACCGAACTATCAGTAAACAGTCCCTGACCGCTGCCGGATCCAGAATAAATATTAAAGCCGGACGCAGGGCCGACGCTGACGAACGGTGGCCCGGTCAAATAACCAAGATTGTTGTTCAGGTAGGTCAGCGTCGGATACGTCGCCAGCGACACAATCGAACCGTTGGCAGGCAAAATGCCCGCCGCGACACCAACCGGAGCGGTCGATACCGCAGGAAATACATAGCCCTCCGGCAGCGCACCCGTGTCAAGTAAATCGCTCAATTTATTGTTCCATCGTGATATTGATCAACTGAAAATTCCCCGTATTGGTGTCCCCCGCATTGGTGGCCAAACGCAGCAACACGAAATTCACCAAATCCTGTGCGACCAAGGTGGCGCCAGGAACGATCAGGGAGGCGGTCAGGTAATTGGCGAGGTCTCCTGCCGTGGATGGCGCAGGCACTTCCTCGGTGAGCTCGGTATAAGCAGGAGCGGCGAGCGCACCGCCGGAAACGATTTGGTAACCTAGCTGCAGGAAATAATTATCATTGGCCGCGTCCCCGGTGTAATGAAGCCGTAGCTTCAAGGGCTTGGCAACATTGAGCGTCGACAGCACCGGCATGCGCCAAGTGACGCCTGCCACTGCAATTTTTTGGAACTGCGAAGCCGGCGTGTCACCAATCATGACAGAGTAAGCCGGCGCCGGGATATACATCCGCAAAAGCGGCACGACGTACCGGAATGGCGTGGCGGAACCGACCGCCGAGTCGACATACAAGGTATTGGCTTGCGCCTGTGACGCATCGAGCGGCGGCCGGTTCGCGGCGCTGGCGCTCGAATAATAGATGCTCGTCCCATCGCAATGCACCGTATCCGCATGGCCTTGCAGGATCGGCACGCCACCGCCACCCAGCGCGATCGCGATCAGTGAATACGGCCCGCTGGTCAGGTTGATGACAATCCACTTACCAAACGCGGCGGGAAACGTCAGCTCGACGTTTTCTGTTAGTGCGCCGGTGACCTTGATTAGCTTGTTGTACGCCTGCAATGGGGTGATCGTCACGATTCCGCCTGTCGTGGGCACCACCACTTCCCAAGGGTTGTTTGGATCTTGCCAACCGATATCGCCGGGATTGTTTGAATTTTTTTGCAGAACCTGATATTGCGTCCCGGCAGGAAATAAATAGGCGGGTGTGACCGTGGCGAGGACCCACGCCCGAGTGGCTTGCACCACCGAAGGATCAATCGAAATCGTGATGAGCGCGGTGTTCGATGCCAGCAAACCAAAATTGATCACGAGATCGGACGCACTACCATCGGCCAACACCGGCTTATAGGTATCCGGGTAATTCGAGATCGCGAACAAGACGCCAGCGGACGTAAATAGGCCGACCTCGCGGATCGTAAAGCCGCCGGTTGCCGGTGGGATGTCCAGCCCTGCCCACATCAGATTGGGATTACCCGGATCGACCGACAGCGAGGTGATCGCGCCGCTGTAGACTTGATTGACCAGGGTCGTGCGCGTCGGGTCCGGTGTGGCAATATCGACACCGCCGCCATCCCCCACTGCCGCCAGATTGAGGACGATGGGCGTGCCGGATACCAGCGCGGCCGCATACAGTGCGGCGCCGGCATTGGTCAAAGTTGCGGAATACGTCGTCATGAAAAAAGTATGGCGTCACGTCTGTGAAGACGGATAAATCCATACGGTCTGCCCGGAAATCACCATGGCCCCAAAATTGGGGGCAGCTTCAACGGGCGTCTCGATATTGATCTGACGAACATGCGTGCCGGCGTCGCGCATGCTGTTGATGATGGTGCTAATCGCCGTCTGCCAGCCCAGGATGGTCGTAACCTGCAGCATGGTCAGGCTGACTGCGAAATTCACGTCGAACAGGCCGTAGCTGTTATTGACGAGCTCGTCATAATCGACCACGGAGGCGGCAAGCCCGCCATTCAAGACGCGCAGCGCCGACTCGATGGCAACGTTGTTACCCAGCGGCCGGATGACGGTGGCGATAATGCGCGGACCATATTGCGCATCCAGTTCGCCGAGGTTGCGCGGCACCCCAAAGAAGGCACCTTGATAATCGAGCCACATATCTGCTGCCGAAATGGTATTCATCTGCTGCAGCATGTTGCCGATCTGCTGGCCCGCCTCGGCCAGTTGCTCCGCATTGGCATCCATGTAGGCCCATAAGACACTCGTGAATCCGTACAGATGGTCGCCGTTGGTTTGCCCGACGTTACCGGCGGCATCCATCAGTACCTGCGAACTCAACACCGACCGCGCCGAGCTATCCACGTACAGAACGGTATAGCCAGGTTGCGCGGCAATCAACATCGCCAGTTGGGCGACGGTATAGGCGCGAAGGTTGATCGTCAGCGGTAACGCCGTGCCGCCTACCGGCTTGGTGGTCAAGACGCCGTCGCAGATTGTCCAGGTTAAACCCATGCCGTTGCACTGGATGCGCAGGGCAAGGAATTGATCCGGGTTCTTGTCAAAAACCCGGTGCAGATAATTAATGAGGCGTTGGGTTAAAGTCATGAGAGCGTGATCGCTCCCGGCATGATCTTCTGGGCGGTAGTCGACGGGGTATCGGCTACCGGCAGCGACGGGGCGTAATTGGCAATACCGGGTATCGCCATCACCAGGGCGACCAGCTCGGCAATCAGGGCGGAGCCGCCGATCTTGATCCCTTGCAGGTAAGCAAAGACAGCGGCGGTTGCGAGAGTAATGAGACCCGGCACAGTAACGCCGTTGATCACAAGGTCAGGCTTGGAGTAGCCGGTCGCGGCGGTAATCACGCCAGTGACGTTGACGGCAATTTCGGTAGCGGCAGCAACAGGCACCTTGATCCCGGCCGCTTTGTAGCCGGGAACCGCAACCCCTCCCGAGGTGTAATACCCATAGAGCGACTGCGCGGCTTGTGCCACCAAGGCGGCCGACGTGTTGCCCACGCCATTATGGACATAGCAATTGACGAGACCCACCGGCTGGGTCGGGTCTGTCAGATAGGGTTCCACCACGGAGGTGAACACCGGGCGCTCGATGACGTTGCCGTTGGCGTCCAGTACGACCGCCACGCTCATGCCGTAATAGAGAGCGGGGATGGTGCCGCGCGGCAAGGAGGCGATAAAGGCGTTAAAGCGAAGCTGTTGCTGGGCTGCGGTCTCCGCATCCATGCCGTTGACGAAGGGTGCGAGATTAACCGCCGACACAAACCCGGATGGCGATGGCGTCAGGGTAAAACTCACATCCACCACCAGGTTGGTGGATGACCCCACAACTGTCGCGGCAACGGGAATCGCTGCCGTGCTGACGCCAGCGGGAATGATGGTATCGGCGGTCGCGGCGTATTGGGTTGCGCTGACCGTTGCCGAGAAAAGTGTCCCCGCCGACACCAGGGTTGCCGTCGTCTGCGCAGTGATGGTGACCTGGATCGTGCCTGTCGCGGCGAATGCGGCCAGCGGCGGGAACGAAAACGACTGGTAGATCGACACGGGGATCGCTTCGCGCAGGCCGTTGAACATTTGCTGGTACAACTGGTCGATTTCCGCTGCGGGCGCTTCGACCAGCGTCCTGGCAATCGCGCCGACATTAAAATCGGTCAATTGCGTTTGCGTCGCTTTCATGCGGTTGATCATCGCAGCGACGATCGAGACGAAATTCTTTATTTGAAACGCCAAGATCGTCCCTAATACGTGACGCCGGTCGAGGACGTGGTGCCCTGGATGGTTTCAGCGTCGATTGCCACCGAGATGGCATTGCCCAGCGCCGTGCCGACCGAGCTGGTGACGCTGCTGATGCGCGGGTCCGCCTCCACCGTGGACTTCGCGTAATTGGCGGCGATCAGGGTCGATGCCGGGCCATTCTTGCCGCCAATGAGGCGGCGAACCAGGCTCCCGTATTCCGTGTGGTACAGCAGTTCCCCCTGGTCCGTATCCAGTGCATTGGTCAGCGCCTGGTTCAGATTGGGCAAACCACTGACGACGGCGAAATCACCATGATTAAAAGTGAATTTGCCGTTGGTTAAGAGGATGTCCTGACCGAAAACAGCATTCGGGTCGTTTGTGGCGGCGCCGGGCGATGCGGCGGGTATGGTGATCAACCCGCCATTGAGAAAGACCCCTGGCACCACATCGGCTGGATCGTCCGTCAGATACGGCGGCACCATGTCGTTCAACACGATGATTTCGGCCCACAGTCCGGCATCGCCCAGCTCGCGCGCGGCGATCTTTTGCAAAGTGTCGCCATGCTGGGTTGTTACAAAACGGTAGCCGTATAGGGGCTTGTCGAACGGCGTACTCATTGAACGGCAACCCCTGCGGCAATGTTGGCGGCGGCCACCCCGAGACTCGTGATCGACATGGGTGCCAGCACCGGGTCAGAATTGTTGATCAGGGCAAGCGATTGCTGTGCGGAAGGGGTGATCGTGACCGCGGGTGGTGCAACTGTCGGTGTCGCGATGATTGGCGCGGTCGATGGACTGGCAGTCGGTGCCGGGGCGTTCCGCGGGGCGCCGACGATTGCATAGAAGGGGTTGGTGCCGGCGTACGGGCTGATCGGACTGCCGCCATTGGTCGAACTGCAGTTGGATGCGCCATAGAGGGGCGTATAGTCGGGATACGTCTGCTGCGTGTTGACGGCATTGTTGAGCAGGCACCAGATATTCGAGAAATCCGAGGCGGAAGACATGGCGGCGGCCGACTGCGTGGTCGAATTCCCTGGAATTGCGGCAATCGTGGAAAACATCGTCGTCCCGGCCTGCGCCATCGCTTTGGCGGCGCCTAACACGCTTTGCGGAATCGCCTGCGCCGAGTTGATCAGATTGCTGACCGACTGAAACAGGCTCGTTGCGGTCTGCATGTACGCGGTCACCTGACCCACGATGCCATTCACAACATTGATGACATTCTTGATCCCGTTGACGATATTGTTGATGGACGCCAAGAGGCTGGCTAGTGGATTCGATGCGGCGACCGACTGCGAGGCCGTGGTGTAGATGGTCCCCGATAGCACCAGCATGGAGATGTTGAATTGCATCAACAACGGGCGCGACTTGGAGCGACGCAACGTGAAATTCATCGGGGCCACGGAATCCATGGTCGAATCCAGCGTGTCCACAAAGAATAGGGTGACCAGCTTGGGGTCTTTGCCTGCTTTAACGGCATCGTTGCGGCGCTTGTGCCAGCCCGTAAACGTTTGGGTTTTAAGCTTGGCGAACTGATCGACGCCGTCGATGGCAGCATTGCCCTGGGCGGCAGCGTTCATGCGCCAGCCGGTGGTGCCGCTGATATTGATGGTCGCCAGGCCCGGTCCGAAATCGTCCACCCATCCGCCGCCCAGCGTCTGCTGCACCGTGGCACGCGACACATCGGTTCGGGTCAATTCCTCCGGGCGAATGACCATGTCGAGCGTAATGATCTGGCTCGATGGCACGCTGGCGTCGACCAGTCCGAACGTGATCGGGCGATCTCCGGCTTTCTGACTGATTGGATGCTGCTGGCCGCCAGTGGCTATCGACGAGACAGCGCTGGAGATGGACGCGACGGCAGAAGAAATGGACATGCGCCCATTATTGCGTCACGACACACTGCTTCTGACAGAGGTGCCCGGTTTAAGATCGCGTCAAATTAACTTGGGGAAAATGAAAAAGGGAACTATATATGTAACTCCCTTGCGTAATCAGTTCTTGTTGCCAATAACCAGAATGGATTGCGCGGGCAGGCGATCAAAACCTGAATCAGAATGCATTCCGTCCTTGGTAGAGATGTCGATTACTGTTAGTGCCGAGCGAAGAATTTTATTGGATTCCGGAATGGCATTGCCGCCATAATGGATCCATATTCCAGAACCACCATCGTCCCATAAATTTCCGCGACCGATTTCGACTGTAACGGCCCATCCCGAAATCTTGAATGCAGCAGCGATCTCATCCGAATAGGATTTCGCGTCAACGGCACTATTGAGTGCGAAAATAGTCAGTCTTCCTTTTGGCTTGTCCAGAAGGAAGGTCGTTAGGATGGATTTTTGAGCATCGGTAATATGTCTTGCACCGACAACCTTATCAAGATCGTTTATTTGGTTCTTCAGAGATTGGCTTTCTCGATTTGCATCGGCCAATTGAGTTTTCAGTTGCTCTTGTAAGACTTTTCCCTGGGAAAGAAAAACGGAAGCATCCTCTAGGTATTTTTTTGCGCTCTCTGATGCTAAAACAGAATCATCCCGTGCTTTATTTAGCGAGGCAGTATTTTTAACAAGTTCACTTTTTGCCAAATCAATCTCGGCAGCTTTCTTTTTTACAAATTCATCAAGGTTTCCATATTTAAATCCAAGACTAACGGCGTGGTCTATGGCTTGCTTTGCAATTTTGTTAGCTTCCGCAATTTTCTGTTCTGATGCTTTTGCGTCAGCTTCGAGTGACGTAATTTTCAAATCAGATTGCTTTCCGCTGTCCTCTAATTCGCCAGTTCGTTTAGTTGCGGCGGCTAACTCTGTCTTTGCGGAGGTTAATTCTGAACCTTGTGCGGTCAGTTTTTTCTCTTGCCCCTGACTGATAGATTCATCAAACGCGAATAAACAAATGCTACAAACCGTCTCAGCTACAATGCCCCAGATTACCAATTTTTTTGCAATGCGATGCCGTTCTGGAGGCTGTTCGGCAGCCTCCCAAAGTATCCCCCAGCCAACTGCGATGGTCGCTAATACGTCTCCGCCTATCAGCAAAAAATGGACTAAGAATGCAACGCCAAATAGCCAATCAACAATCAATGTCATGTGGATTCTCGCTATTGTCGGCGCATTTGCATTGGATTCGGATACGCGGGAGTCAAGTAAATAACTCCCAATGAAAAGGGACCCTCATAGATTTCAACGCCCATAGAAATCATCAGATTCGGAGCAGCAGCAATCCATCTACGGATTCCTAATTGACTTTGCGGTTGATTCTAATTTTGGAAGCAACTTAGTCGTCAACTTGACCATTCGACTGTTAATCTTGCTATCGATTTTCAGCAAAAACTTTGCGGAACGTAGTGTGCTCTTGAACGAACCGAACTGATCCCGATCATACGTATCCACGGCAGCATCGTAGAACATGCTTACCGCTTGATTAACGTACTTCGCGAGTGCATTTTGGAATTCAGAGCTTTTCATTTTCTGTAAAGTGATGGATACAGAATTGATATCTGAAAACTTTGCGAGCATCTTATAAGTGCAATAAACAATCCAATACCTACTAGTCACACCAAGCAAACTCTTGTTTTCATCATCTCCGAGCCCATCAGCAAGTTTTTGGCGTTCCTGGTCTGCAGCGCTGCCAACCAACCAAGCCAAGTAGACGTTAGAAGCCTTAATGCCTTTTCTAAAAAGTTTTTGATATGGCTCGTCAAAAAGTTCACTTTTGTTGTCAATCGCTTGGATTAAGTACTGCTGCTCGGCGGATGCAAGATACTGTGTAACCTTGTCCAATTCGATGGTCTGCGCGTCACGCTTTTGCCTCGATCCCGACTGCTTGGGAGCATAGGTAATGCCACATGCAAGAAACTCTTTTCGCAATTGCTCTTGGATATCATCGACGGCTCGAACCGTCCAAATTTTTACAGCATTCTGTGAATTGTTATATCGAACAATCTCGTTTTTCAGGCCAACTTTCGCAGCAATGACTCGGGCGAGCACCTTGGCAGATGATTTTGCGTCAGCGCGAACAAGGCCAGATGTTGTTTGACAACCGTTTACAATACTGAAACGCTTTAATTTCAATGTGGAGCCACCAGACTTACCATTCGCAATCACTGCACTATCCGCAACAATGGTGATGCCGTTATTAAGCGCCCAAAAATTACCCGGCGTTGTCTGCGCAGTTTTAATGATTTGTTCATTAATACCGCCCTTTCGACTACCTAAGAATAGGCGAATATTTCCAGCGAATAGCTTATCTTGATGTGCTTTGTGAAGCCTCTTTAATTCGGTTGCTGTAACGGAACCCACCCAAGCTCTTCCATAATCCCCATTATCCTCGAAGTGACTACCAGAGAAATGAAGTTCATCCTCCGGAATACCTGACTCGGCATCGACAAGAGCCTGATATTTCATCGTAATGTCTTCCTGTGCGAAATGGAAGAAGGCGACCTTTTTATGAGAGTCATCGCCTTGATGGGCATGAACCGACCTCTCTATTGCTTCAGACTTTAATCCCAGCGTGATAAGACCAACTGCGCATGTATACGTTGGATTATTTGCCTTTAGCGTATCAAGCGTCTCTGCAAGATCCGGGCGGCCAACTTTCGCGAGTTTCTTTGGATCTTTGATGAATGGCAATGCACCAACAATTGCATCCCATTTGTTCTTTGGTGTAATTTTTGAGAGATTTTCCGGACAGTGTGCTTGCAATACAACAATTTCTTCGCTACTGCTATCAGCGAAGGCTATATCTATTCCTTGGTCATTCCCTCCATCGGCCGCCGCTGATTCCAGCGCGTCATCTTCGTCAAGATCAAAGAAATTGATTGCAAACCAAGCAGCCAAAGCTCGACTGCGGGAAATTTTTCCGCGTGCCGCAAGTTCATCGATTGAAGCTAGAATATCTTCAAGAATCTTTCCCACAGGCGCTCCTATCAGTCAATGCGTAACACATTTATGCGACCCCAAAAGGGGCACGATGAAAAATATCACATCAAAACGCGGTACGATTGTCGTTTTACGCTTTTGAACAATCACAGCATACGGAAATATGGGGTTATTGTCCATTCAGTATTTATCTCCATTTTCATGGACAATTTTGCGTTGCTGTCCCTGCTCAAACTCAGAAGCCAAATCTGCGACGCTACCGTCCCGCGTTAAATAGGCGGTTGGAGAATGCACCGCGACCGCCGGGGCGGACTTTCACGTTCAGCCGGATTTTCTGCGTCATGTTTGGTAGGCTGCGCATTTCTTTGTGTGCTACAAGCGTCAGTATTAGATACTTTTACGCCCTCAGCATCAATTCAGACTGACAGGCGATCCGGTAATCGTCACAGCACCAACGCCCGCGATCGTCACTCCGCCGCTAGCTGTCACGCTGGCGTTGGCTTGCGTATTCACTGAAACGGCTCCGGTCGCATTGATGGTCGTGGCGCCCGTGACATTCAGTGTCGCGTTGCCTGACGTGGTCGTCGTCAGATTCCCGTTATGCACCAGCGTGACATTGCCGCCCGGATCGATGTCTAAAGTCGCCACGACGTTCCCGGCATTCGCCACGACCAGGTGTGCATGCACGGCCGAGCCGATATTGTTTTTGATTGCCCACTGTTGATCGAAGTCCTGCGCAGTCAAATCCTCATGCGTAGGCGACGCGCCGATGCGCAGATACGTGCCGCTCGGGTGATAAGTTTCCATGTCGCCTGCTGAATTGATGGTCGAATAGACATCGCTGGCGTGCCGATCAACCTTGAAATTCTTGCGCTGAAACGACAGTTGCCCGACCTGCGGAAAAATAAACCCGGTGCAAATCGGCACCCCACGAATGAACATGATGATCCCTTGGACAAAGCGCGTGACCGGCTGCGTTGGGTCCCAGCGTGCCGGGCCAACCGCAGCGCCAATATCCGGCAAGTCGACCGCCCCAGTATTGGATGACGCTGTCCATGACGCGACTTGCACGTTACTGAGACGGCTGCCGTCGTTGATCATCAGCACATCGATGGAGTTACCCTCAGGATACGTCGCCACCACGATACCCAGATCCGCTCCCTGGCTCATGACTGATCCACCATTTCCGCAAGGTAGGGGGAAGCGCTCCCGGCGTCCTGCTGCACACGCCCGATAAAACCGGTGCCGCGCTCAAATTGCACGGTCGTGAAGTAGGAGCCGAACGGCGCGAAATCGTGTTCGACCGACACGACGTAGTAAAACGCCGGCACGTTACCGGGCTTGTACTGAATGTAAGTGCCCGCTTTGATGGCCTCGTTACCCTTCAAGCGCATCGTCCCCGTCTCAAAAACGATGTTGTCCTTGTTTTGCGCAATCAGGTCGATGCGGCGCTGCGTGATCCATCCAGACAGATCGGTTTGGTTGGCGAAGCGCGGTGTGCCGTTCGCGGTGCCATTACCGTTGTCTGTCTCCGCGTTGCCGCCCTGGTTGGTCTGCTCCCACATTTTGCGTTGCCCATACAAGGCAGGGTCCACATTCGGATAGCCCGTGACGTACGGTCCTTGCAACGGTGCGCCAGGTTGCGGCGTTTGATTCGCTTGCACGGCCACCATTCGGAGCGTCGGTTCATAATTCAGATTGAAGCGCGGGCAGTCCACCCAGAAGTAGTTCGCGACATTGGCGTCCGACCGCGCTGCCGTGATACTGACCACATCCGCCCGGCCAATGACATTACTCACGGGGAATTTCCCGCTGGGGAACGTGAACAGCGGGGTATTGTCAACGGCATAAAACGGATTGGGCCGATACACCGCATACGGGCCGTCCTCTCGATCCTCGATAAAGAATTCGTTCCACGTTCCGATATCACCGAGCGACATCAAGAGGCCGTAGATCGTCCCGCCTTGCCAACCGCCATTCCCGTAGGGCGACACTTGTCCGCCCGACACGATGATATCGGGTGTGATCGACACGAGCGGCGCACTGCACGACGCCGCGCTGGCATTTTCACGCATGTTGGAAATATAGGGATTAATCACCTTTGCGAACAGTTGCGTTACGAACTGGCTGGCCGGCATGATGCTATTACCAACACCAAACTGCGCGAAGAACGGGAAACTGGTCATGTAACTGGCGTCACTCGACGGCACCCCCGGCATATAAAACACCTGCATCATCTGCAGAATCTTGCCGTAATCCTGTCCACTAACCACGATGGTGCGCTGTGGCTTTCCGTCCGCTCCCATGGTTTCCGTGATTTCCACTCTGGACACAAACCCGCGCATCATCATGGGCGGCTGCGCCGTCGGGCCGACGGCCGATTTATAGGCATTCCCCGTCATGCGGATTTCAATGGAATCCATCGGCTCGATCAAGCCATACAATGAATCGCCGTACGAGGTGGTGTCTTGATAATAAAGCTGGTCGGTCATCGTGATCGAAAACGAGCCAGCCGGGTCTCGCACGGATTTGGACACGCGCACGCCGTTATTCTCGCCAATGTAAGGCGTCAGATCGACCGACTGCGTGGCGCCGGAGAAACGGATTGATACCGGCGTATCGCCATCCAGGGTGGTACGGCTGACGTTCTTTTTAAGGGTGACCAGCAACCCCGGCTTGCGCGTCTCGAACCTCATACGTTGGCTGTTTGCACACCCGAGCCGCGCGGAACGGAGAACGATGCCTGGTTATTATGTTGCACCGTGGCGCCTTGCGCATTCTTGCCGGTCGTGTTGACGTTGACATTGACGTTGAGCGTATCCTGCGCGCCCTGGCTGTTGGCACCGTTTGACGTTTCTCCCGCAATCTTGGTCGGCGCACCGCCCAATGCGAACGCCACACCCTTGTCAATCTGATCATCGGTGACAGTGTTTTTACCGTTTTCTTGTTTCAGAATGGCTTTTCCCAGCACCCGCAACACCTTCGGGTCGTGCAAATTCAGTTTCTCGTCTGCCCTGAAACCGGTCATTTTCGATACGTGGGCGATGTAGCCGGCCGTATCGTTTTTGTCGCCTTTCGGCGCATAGGGCGACACGATGTCGGCAATCGTATTGCGATGATGCCCGTCTTGCGCATACAGCAAATTCTTGAAACCCGCATTGACTCCGGTTTGCAGATCAGCGAATTTCAGGTAACCGCCGGACTCGGTTTGTCCCTTTTCCCAAGGGCGCATGTCGAACGGATTGTTGTTGCGTTCGCCAATGGGTCCGTTTGGATTGCCCTGGACACCGGCAGCGGCGTTTGCTGCGCCGTCGCCCCCCGCTGGTTGATCAGCACCGCTGGCGGCCTTGTTGAGCTTGTCGTTGGCATCTTGCATGGCTTTTTCGCGCGCATCGATGGCTGCTTTGTCTGTTGTGCGACGTTTTTCGACGTCAGCTAAGTCCGCATTGCTTTTCGTTTTCAGAGCGGCCATTTGCGCATCGATGGCGTCGCGTTGCTTCGCCAGTCGTGCGCGATCGGTTTGCGAGATAGGCGTACTCCCTAACAATTTATTGTTGAGCCCGTGCCGTTTCGTTTCCAGTTCACCCATTTGCTTGGCGTAGTCGCCCGCAATGGTCGTTCTCTCCTGATCATGCCCCGCATCGACTTCCGATATCTCCGCGTCGAGCGCTGCTTTGTGCAGACTCTTTGCGGTACCGCCGGCCATCTTCAGCAACGCATCGCGCATCGTATTCATCGGGCCGATCAGCTTGTCGCCGACGGCGGTCTGCGCCGTCTCGACCGCCTTGATGCCCGCCAGCATGTCCTTGCCTTCGGTATTTTCCTGATCTCTCCCGGCCATCGTCTTGATCAGCGCATCCCGGAAATCACCAAACCCCTTATCGCGCGCGACATCGATCGATTTAGTCTCAACGGTGGACAGCGCATCCTTGCCGGTGCGCCGCTTGATGCCCGTGTAGATCGCATCGAGATCGCCCGAGGTCTTCGCGCCGCCGATATTGGCAATCGTCGCAATACCGCCGGTGTTGAGTTTATTAATATCGACGCCGGCATGATTGACCATGTCGCCCAGCCCGCTGACTTGTTTCGCATTCAAGTTCAACATGGCGGCGGCTTGCTGGTTCGATTGCAGTCCGAAGAAATTCTTGGCCGCGTCCAGCTTCAGTAGCGGGTTGTTGAATTGCTTGTCGAGATTTTCCCGAATCGACTGGAAATTGGTGACGCCACGGTTGCCGTCGGTGACCGTCCCGTCTTTCGATGAATCAATGCCGTTCGCGAGCAGATACTTGCCGATTTCCGTATCAGCCCCGAAGGTCGAGCCGCGCGTGGCAAACAGACCGCCCGATGCCAGTGCGCTGGCCCGGAACGGATCAATCTTGCCTTGCTGGCCAAACGTCCCCAGCGTGAAATTTTGCCCGGCCTCGCCGACATTGCCCATCGTGGACATGGCGCCATTGGCTTGCCCGAGAATGGCTTGTGCAGCGTCCGCCGTCATGCCCGACGACCCAGAATGCAGCATCGATCCATAGGCGGCCGCATAGGCACCCGTGTTGGGCATCGACAGACTCAAGCGCGCCATGCCGCTGGCCATGGATTGCACGAACTGCATGACGTCACCGGCCATCGCGCGCCCGCCAGATTTATTAACAGCTTCGGCGATCTGCAGCGCCAGTTCGCGGTTGTTTTGCTTGGGATCGATGTTTTTCATGGCGCCGAAGAATCCGACGCCCTGGCTCGGGTCCATCCCATAGGCGCGACTAAACCGCACGGACGAGCGCACATCGCCCATCATCCCCTCGGCGGTTTCGCCTGGAGCGTTGCGGCTAATCTTGTTGTACTGCTCGGCGAGCTGGACGAACTCCTTCGAGTTGACACCCAAACCCTGACTGGCGACATCGCTCATGGCTTTCAAGCCGGCAAAACTGACGCCGAGGTCACCCATTTGCCGCTTTAAGGTGTCCAGCCCGGTGTCGCGATCCTTTGCCATGCCGTAGCCTTCGGACACGGCCTGACCGGCCTTGAAGATGCCCAAGACAGCAGCACCGATCAGCCCACCACGCAACAATCCCGCAGCGCCCCCACCGACGCCTCCGTCGGCAGAGCCGGATTGCGCGCCCTTGATCGCGCCATCGGCGATCTGCCCGAACCCACCACCCACGCCCTTAGAAAACGCTCCCGCCACCCTGCTCGCAAAGCCATTACCGCCTGCTTGTCGGCTAGACTTTCTCGGAACAGGCGGTTTCCCCGGATTAGCGGGGTTGGGTGGTAGTGGAACCGGCGCGAAATTCCCCATGTCCCAGGCTGTACCCCTCGCTGCATAGCCAAACGCTTTGTCGCGCATGCGTTGCGCGGCGTGCGGGTCAATCGAGAGTTGACTGAAATCGACATCCTGGATGCCCTTGCCGACCTGGCCCGTCGCTTTCAGGGAATCGCGCAGGGATTTCGAGCGTTGGATCGCCTGCTCAAAATTCTTGTTGAGCGTATGCAGGTCTTTTGTCGCTGTGGCGACGTCAACCGGCTTGAACTTGACGCTGCCGGCGGTTGCCACCGCTTTGGCTAGTTGGTTGACCGATTGGGTGATCTCATCGATCGCCTTCGAGACATTCGAGCCGTCCGCATTGACGCCAATTTTTACATCAGCCAATATTTATGTCCTCCCAATCATCGACCGGCGTGGCCGGCTTATTTGCTGCTGGCTTAGTTAACGCAGCACGCCGTTTCAATGCCGCCAGCTCTTCGCCGATCTGCGCAAAGCCGTCTGTCACCGCCGCAAGGTCGAAATCGTCATCGACAATTTCTTCCTGCACCTTGTTGGCCTGATACTGATAGGCCCAGTATTCGGTTTCTATTGCCTCGTCGGTCGCCCGCAGATAACGCTCGTCCGTCGGCGCCAGGTTGTATTTATTGCGAAACCACAGGCGATGGGTGTTCGCCAGTTCCCGCCCGGCCTTCTTTGCCACCCTTGTCCTGTTGCGGTCGAAACGACAGCTCCTTGTCACGGAGCGCCCTCCAGATCGTAATTAGTTTGTTTTCGTAATCGTCATCCACCAGCGGATCAAGGTGGTCGAGATCGAAGCCATCCGGGCCGCCCACCAGCAAGAGCTGGATCGTCACAAATGCGAGTGCCGCGATATCGGCCATGTTGCCGTCGGCGTCGTAGTGGCCATCTGTGACCTGGTTGTACCGGCCGCGAATCTTGAACAGGTCGCCGACCGAGCGGCGGGCAAAGAGAAAGCGGCCTAGTTGGTCGACGTCGACGGCAAAGTCGGTAGCATGAGCGGTGCGCGGCATGGTGGATTCCAAAAACGATGAAGGGTGTAAAAATGCATTGTGCTGTCACGACAGGGCCGTCAATTGGACGGCCCTGTCGTTGTCTGCTGGGTTGGGTCTGATTACAACGTGGTGCCCTGGACGTCCAGGGCATTGAATTGCCCCGACTGCATGACGATGGCATGTTTGGAGACTTCGACATCGCCCGACGCATACGAGCAGCCGACGTATTTACGCAGCAAGGTGCCGTCGGTCTTCGAGTAGACCTCGAAATCGAACACCAGGCCTTGCAACATGGCGTCGCCGTTTTCTGCGGCGGCCCCCGAGGCGAGTAATGCACCTGCATTCAAGGCCATGACCTGCACGCTGATCGAATGCCGTGCCATGGTTGGGACGTATTCCTGCACATGGATATCGCCGACGCCGCTGGCCGGTTCCGGCGAATAATCGTCGTTGAGCCGCACCGACTGAATCAGGCCGACTTGCACCCCGCCGAAGGTCACCACGATCAGGTTGCCTGTGCGGGTCTTGAGATTCACACTATTCTGGATCGTCATCTATTCTTGCTCCTCATGACGATGTCGCCGTGCCGCTGAAGGGCACGGAGAAGATGGTGATCGGCACGAAGTCCACACCCAAGACCGGCGAACACTGGAAGGACACAGCCAGGACGTTGCCAATCGATGAGGCAGTGATGCCCGTATAGGCGGGGCTGGCGGCATTGCCCGTCAAGACGCCCGGTCCCTGTGGCTCGGGAATCGACAGCAGGCGCAATTGCGATTCCGTGATGCTGACCGCGCGACCCATGGTGATCGGCGTGTTTTTGGAGCCGCGCAGCACATCCAGGGCCGTTCGTACGTTTTGCGCAACGAAATCGAGTGCCCAGCCGACCGATTGTTCTACTTTGTCGTAGCGGTTGTCGTTCAACCAGGTGCTGATCGATTGCACCACCTTGTAGCCGCTCGCGGTCGCCTCGATGCACAAGACGCCGCCCTGGATCAACGGATCGGTATCGGTCGGATTGAGCAGTACACGCTCCACCCCGGAAAAGTTCAATGACTTATTCGTCATTGGTGTGCCGGG